CAGTGATGATGAGGAACCTTTCTAATGGAAGATGAACGGAGCGTAATAGTGCCAATTCTTGCTGAAAGTCTAACGGTTCTTAACTTTGTAGTACCAAAAGACTTCGCTAATAGAATTGAAGTACATGCTTGTAACTTGATTGAAGCTTTTGAAAGGCATCCTGCTGGGGACGAGATGGACCCGAATAATAAAATGATGCAAGCGATGTCATTCTTAATACAAAACGCTTTCGAAACTTATCTGGCTGAAATGCCAGAAGGGATCGACTGCGATGATCTACCAGATATAACAGATCCATTTGAGTAATGAGCAAATCAAAACAGAAGGGGACCGCTTGGGAAACTGAGTGTGTTCGATATCTACAGAGCTACACAAAGTCAGAGTTCATGCGGTTGCCTCTGGTTGGGACGAAAGACGTGGGGGACATCCGATGTCTAGACCTACCTGAATTTGTATTTGAATGCAAAAACAGGAAGGATGCCCTCTCGTCTTTGTCTCAGATAATGAAAGAAACTGAACAAGAAAGGATTAACGCAGAAGCAGACTTTGGTGCAGCTATCGTCAAACGTCGCAACTTTGGGACGGGTGGCGCATACGTTGTAATGGAATTACATAACTTCGCACAACTAATTAAGGAGAGAATAAGTGGGCGAACTGATAAACCTGAAGGTGGAACAAGCCAAAGCTTTTACTGATATACGGACCATGTTGAATACGTGGTGGCGTGAACAGGAAAAGAAACCTATGGCTAACCCTGTCAAGATTAGGCACATCGTTGAGATGGCAGTTAATCGTGGCTGGACACTAGATGAATGCTATCAAGCGCTAGGCTTAACGTGGGCCTTTACCGAATCAGCTTTCGAAACAGCATTACGAAGAATTGCTGAAGAAAATGAGGAAAGTGAGAAGCGAGTGACTAACATAGCCAACGTGAAGGAAACAAAGGAGGCTCTTGAACTCGACAAGAAAGAGTCGTTGTCGATTGAAGAGAACGTGAAACGATTGAAAGAACTAAAGAAGTCTTTGCAGTCTAAGGGTTAGGGTGCTGGGGGTGTTTCCTCTCCTTTCTACCCCAGCATCCTACCCTGTTAGTCACTAAGAGTGATAAAATAAATGGGACATCGTGATTGGAGATAACGGTGGATATATCAATTGAAGAATTACCAGCCCGAATCGTTGGTGGCCCAACAATCGAAGGGTACGCCGTGATCTGCGACCGACAGATTAGAGATTGGGTAAGGGATAAAGGCGAAGCTAAAAGAATAGCTGAACAGATTAAAGAAGAATCCCAAAACCCTGAAGATTACTGATGTGGGTCGATGATCTCGGGCATATTAGATGGGATAAATCTGATTTTAAAAAGCACGGGACACTTGCAAAATATTTGATTGGCGAATGCCGATGTTCTAAATGCAAGAAACGGATCTTAGCTTCTGATGCTGAACGCCCATTGCGGCCTAGATATAACTTTGATTAAACAACTTCTGGGCGAGTAGATGTATCGGCCAACCTCGATCTGCAATAAGACTTACACCGTTGACACTGGTAGGTCTGATACGTCATCGTCCGTGTCGTCCTCTTACCGCGCTTTTGCAGCTTATTGCTGCCGCACGTGGGACACGCATGAGAAGTTTCGTCGATCACGTTTCTATTGGGATGATTTGTAGCCCAAGGACGTAAGCGTTCATAGACATCGACAAGTAAATCAACGTCTTGTTTGGCGTACTTCTTCATTACCGCCCATGCTTTAGCGTCGCCCTTCATGCACCCTGCCCATGTTTGGAATCCTCCGGTAGTTTCTTTACCGCCAAGCCCGAGGTGTTCCCCCACATGGCCCAGTCTATTGCTATTAAATTTAAAATGTTTGCGTGCCAGCTTCAACGTGTCAACTGAATGGTAATGACTTGTTGGTCCAAGATTGTGATACACAAATCTGGCGTTGGCTTTCTTAATATCGAAGGCATCTGAATTGTGGCCTATAACAATGTCAGCTTTGTCTAGTAATTCCCAGAGTTTCTTTACTACTTGTAGGTCGTTCTCTGGGTCGTTGTCGTACAGTTCAAAATCTTTTAAAGCGACAACGTGGCTTTGTTTCTCGCCTTCCCATTTATAAGAGAAGCAAATAATGTACCACTCTCGGACATGCTCAATGACATCTTGCTGCCACTGGCCCCAGACATAGCTGAGGTTAGGAGCAGTTTCGATATCAAAAAATAAAGTCTTAGCCATGTGTCCTAGCTAGGTACAGTCAAGAGCCTTGCTATTAAGGTGCCTTCCCACCAACTGCCATCATCCGATAATCGTTCCGGTTGCATTTCAAGACGTTCGATAGTAACGCTTTCGTCCCTATCTCCTTCATTATAGGTTACAGCGGTACCGTCTTCCATGATCTTACGCAAAGCAGAGAAGGTATCGCCTGCCGCAAATCGTTTAGGTGCAGCAGAATTTCTGCCTCGTAACACGTTACGTTTTAAAACTATGGGCAAAATTATTTCGTCGATACGACGGGGTACTGCAACAGCGGTTAGCTGCCAGTCATGGCAGATAGGTGAAGCTGTGTTTGTAGTTGAGGATGCTTCTAGCTCGATGCGAAGGTCGTAGGAAATGGCTGTATTTAAATTGTCAGAGAATGCAAATGAAACTGGGACACTGGTTAGCAATGTGCCGGTCGAACTTGGGATTGTTGAGGCTGTGCCAGCTTGGTTCGTAGCTACTAAACGGATCTTGCCTACAGGTGTGGTGGTTTCTTCACCGCTTACATAGGTACCGTTTGCGTAGTTGTAATCAACGCCTCCTGAAGCACGGTAATCTAGCTTTGACCGTTCGAATTGTGATCTGTCAAGGTCGATAATGCCTGAACGTAAAAGCTTAGGTACAACAGTTGACCATGTTATTTCGCCTACGGACAGCCATCCGGTTGTTACTTTGACTCCGGTTAGGCTTTCTCTGTAGAGGACACTCGCACCGCTAGCTTTGTTTACCCCTAAAAATAGTTTAGGGTTAGCCGAGTTATTGATTCGTGCCAGTGAAACTACTGTGTCGTCAGCGTCAACACTTCCAGAACTTGCGTCTTTATAATTTAAATCAGCAGCGTAAGCAGGTACCAGAGTTTCGGTGAACCGAGTGAGGTTCGCTCTGTAAACTTCTCCAGTTTTGCATCCCCACCACATAAACTCTTGGTCACATTCCAATGCAAATGCTTCTCCTCCTTTTTCTATAACAGGCCCAATGGTTATAGCCGCAGCTTCAGGGTTTACTAAAGCTAAACGGAATCCTCTTGATGTGGCGATAGCGAGTAGTCCTGCGTAGGCGAGGATCTCGTTGATTCTTTCACCTTTAGGTAAAGCACCTGCTAGTGACGGGGTTTGTAATGTGCCGTCTGTTGCGTTGACCCCTATGTGGTATACCGATCCTGTGTTGTCTGTGTTCGCAGCAGCGAAGATGCCGCTTGTTCCTGCGTCAACACTTACCCATTCACTTGAAGAAAAAGGTAAAGAAAAATCTAGTGACGAAGCTGCTTTAGCCCCAGCGGAATCCATTTCAAAGATGTTGTTTCCGTCTGCTGCTATTAATCTGCCTGCCGCTAGTTTCATAAGATCGGGAGTCAGTGTCCCGAATGTTGTAGGCGATGAGGCCGACCCTAAGGCTACTGTTTGCGGAACATTTGTTGTTTCTCTTGCAATGTAAAGAGAAGCACCGTCACTGGTTATTGATTTGACATTTGCCGTAGTGCTTATCCCTGCACTCCAGTTTGCCCCAGCGTCTGACGAATAAAAGATAGTTGAATCTGTTACTAAATAAAGATATTCGGTTCCGTCTGCTGCTTTAACAAAGCGTTGAACAATGAGATCTTCGGTGCCTAAAGTTAGAGAAGACGCTGCATCTTCTGTGTCTGGTAATAAAGTTATTTGTCCTTTAGTCCAAACATTTATTCCTTTTGAGGAATGAAATCTTCGACGGTCGGAATCTTCGTAGTCAAGATAAAGCTGTCCTGCCCCATATGACCAATCCGTCTGAGAGCGCACCCAAGCGCCTGTGGTGTCCAGAGTATTTTCACCCGGTTCCCTACTATTGTCACGCTGTTGTCTCGATACAGGGACAGTGGTACGCCGATACTGGGTAGTATCTACGGCATAGCCGTTCCCGTTTAAAGTAACGGGTAGCGATTCCGAGTTATGTGTCATGCTTTCTGGGGATACATTGCGCTAAGCCGAGCAGCTTCAGCGGCAATCCGGTTTTGTCGTCGGAGCCGTAAATCTCTCATAGAAGCAGAAATAGCACCCGGTGGAACATCAGCAGCTAAACGTGATGAACCTTCTGCGTCAAGGAACTCTCGCCTAATAGGTGCTGCGGTCATCAATGACAAAGCTGCCCCTAAAGGTGGGAGATCGTAAGCTGTGGACTGCAAACCAGTTGAAGCCTTTGTATCTGTAGTCGAAGAAACTAAGGTCAACGGCGCTTTGTAAGTAATATTTAATTTCTTTCCGGGGAAAGCTTGTTCGTGCAACACCAGAGCTAGCCCACTGGCAAACGAAGTAGTAGCTCTATCTCGTTTTAAACTCCATTTACGGATCTCTGGTTCTCGTGCTTCAACAACTATCGGGTCGGCGTAACTGATTGAATATATTGATTGAACGCCTTCACTAGTTAAACCTGTTAAGTCGTAGCCCTGTTTGGCGACATTGTATGTGATACTCTGCAAGCTTTTCATTTCGAAAAGCCCATTATCAGGTGCCGATAAATCTCGCAGGTCGTTGTTTAATGCTTCCAAAATACGGTAAGCAGGGAACTTAGGGGATATTCGAACAACATCATTTGCTGAATGTGAAGCAGCCGTAGAGGTCCCATATCCTCTTATAACGCTGACATCAGTACCAGACACAGCGGTTACATACATTGCTTCAGTATTTATTTCAATAATAACCCCAGTTATTATCCCTGAATCTGCTGCGCCTGTAACTGAAAGAGTCGTAGCCGCAACATCGACACCAGAAGCAAGTAGTAATAGTTCTTCTACATACCCAGATAAGAGCATGTCTCGTGTTTCGTCAATCCATTTCTGAACAGTCATCAGCTTCTACTTTCAAGGAAGGCAGAGCCATTAATAGACGGTGGCTGAAGACCTTCAGATCTGAGTCGTTTGTAGGCTGCCATATCCTTTTCTTTGGCTCTTTCTTTAAGTTTAGTCCCAGCCCAATCAATCGCTTTTCCATCATGTACACCTCGTGTGGGAGTAGCTGAAGCAGCGACATATACTTCACCGAAATATTTGCGGACAACTCCCCCACAGGTATCGCAAACACCGTCATAAGTTTCATCAAACCCATGACGGATCTCGTGTGACAAGCCACAATCGAGACATCGGTAACAATACATTGGCATTATTCTGGTCCTACTCTGAACGAATAACCTGCCCCAACTAGGACAGTTTCTTCTGCTTCTGTTAAATCTCGTGGACTGTCGTGCCCTCCATAAATTGAGCGAGTAATTGTTGATAAATCCGCTGGCCTAAAGGATTGCACAGTTGTCCCATTAATAATAAATATATTATCTCCCCGTAAGCCCGGTTTAAAGTGACGCATTAATGCGTAAGCTGCTGGAGTTGCATCTTCTCTTAGACCGACAGACGGGACAATCTCTGATGTCGGGATCTCGATTAGTCGATACATCTGTTTCGCACCTATTACAACGGTCCCGTCAATTGTCTCAGCAAGTACTGTGTAATTACCGCTCGCAGTTGCAGCCGGTAACTCTGCACTTCTTTCTATTGTCTCTGGTTTCGCATCTATTGTGATGTAAAGAGAAAACGCCGGGAATGCTGCCGCTGCTTCGACAGTATCAGGAACACCGATTGATGAAATTGTTGAACTTGGGAAAGCAGCAGTAGCTGGGATACCACTTCTAACTGTGATTGTGTTAGCAGTAACAGTGGGGAAAGTTGTTACCGGACAATTTATTGCTGATCCAAGAGTAACCGTCGCCGGGACTGACGGGCTAGCCGAGAACGTCGTCGTAGCACCGATTGTGGTTGGCGTCGCAATCGCCGCCACAGTATGACCAGTATCGGCAGACTTACGATAGCTAACACCCGACTGGCTGTAATCCACCAAGACACGGTTGTCTGGTATCGAGGTGTCACGTTCGTTGTAGTCGAACCCGGTCTTGTTGTAGTCATAACCTGAGCTATACGCTATGCCGCCGGGACGTTTAGGTGTATAGACATAAGCAAACGTGGGCGACAGATCCGCCGAACACCCAATAGTGCTGGCAGATACAGTCGCATCACGTTTCTGATAAGGAAAGCCGGACTCCGCATAAGCGATTCCGCTTTCGTTGTAATCGTAGCTGCCCGGATATTTCGGGGCGTAGTCGAACCCCGGCTCTTGATACTCAATCTCATCTTTGTTGTACGGATTGACAGCAGGGAGCGGCACCGAACAGCCTCATCTTTCTAACCGGTAACTGATGCCGTTTCGGGATCACCCACTTTTCTGGCTGCAACAGCCTTACCAATAGCTACAAGGGCCGCAACTCCGGCGACCTTCAATGCGTCCATCCAATCTGGACCCGGAACTGCCATAGCTGCAACCCACGCCTGAGCGAAGGTAGCGACGGCACGTTCTAAACTATCTTTAATAAAACGCTGGTTGAACAACTTCTTGTCTCCGTATCTGCATAGCCGCCCAAGTCTTTGGACCAACTATGCCATCTGCAACAAGCCCTTTGGCTCGCTGCCATTGTTTTACCTT